GAGTGCAGGTGAGAACGCTGACAACATAGCTGCTTGTGGTATATAAGCACCCTGAAGAGCACTCAAGCCTATTTGTTGTTGTGCAGCGTCAAGTGCTTGCTGTTGTGCCGTAAGACCAGCACCTAATCCTGTAAACTGAGAACCAATAGCCGCTTGTTGTTGTTGCTCTGCTTGAGCTTGTTGTATAGCTGCCAAAGCTGCTCTGTTCTGAGCTTCTTCTTGTGCTTGTGCCAGAGCTAACTGTTCAGGCGTACCGCCAAACATAGCTGTACGGACTCCTCCACGACCTTGAGAAAACAAACGCTCCTCTAAAGCAAGCCGCTGTCTTTCTTCTTCACCAAGCTGTGTAGCCCTAATTCGGTCATACACTTCTTGTTCTCTAGCACCCATAGGCATACCAACTTGACCCGTGAACTGCCCACCAACGCCCATTGCTTGTTCCGCTGCAGCCCCTAGCTGACCAACACCCGCTGGTGTAGTGCCAAATCTAGACAAGGCAGAAGTCTCTAAAGCATCTTGTAAAGCCTGCCCAGAAGAAGACAAAGCGTATGAAGTATTGTCTCCCGCACTAATTGAACCTGTTGGTCCCGACACAGTAAACGGCTTAAATGAAACATCAGGAGCCGTAGCTTGTGGCAGGTCTTCAGTGTAGAGATTCTCAATCTTACTGGGAACAAAGGCTTCTACAATATCACTTAAAAAACCCATTAGTAAGTACCCCTGTTTTTATCGTAATTCATCATAGCGTTTTACCTACAAGTGCTAATACGTTCATTTCCTGTAAAGACAATGAATAGCCATTTATATCTGTTTCTAATCCTACGCTAATCACTGTCCCGTAACCTGTTGTATTAATAGACGTTCTACTAATCACATTGCCTTCTTCTGAATATTCAGCAACATTAGGATTGTCACGAAAAGATAACTCAGCGACTTCAACTTCTACGCCTTGGCTATCTAAATAGCGCCCTACGTATTCT